AGAGACAATTTAATTATAGATCAAGGTCAACAAGCAAGCAATACTTTAGCAGATATAGCAGAAGCTCGTCTTGTTCTAGAACAAAACCCAGAAGTTTTAGGTTTTGGTTCTGAGAAGATTTTACAAGTTAAAAACGCTCTTTTATCTACCATGTCAGTTTTTGGTGTTTCTCAAAACGACCCTTTATACAATAAACTAAGCCAACAGACATCTGCTGGTGATATGTACAGATTATTTACTCAAGAATTTGTTGCACCTCGTTTTGAAGCAACAAAAGGTGCAATTTCAGATACAGAGTTTAAAGCATTTATAGCTTCTGTGCCTAACGTTTTACAACAACCAGAAGGTTATAAACAAGTTCTTGATTTTATGGAAAGAGCAGCAACAAGAGCTGTTTTAAGAGGTAATTTAATAGCAGATGCTCAACAAAACGGTGTAAAAGCAACTAGAGAAGCTAAAAAAACTTGGGATTCCTTTTCTAGAGATTTTCCAGTATCTATGTTAAGTAACGAATCTACAGTTAACCTCTTTGAAGATTATAAAAAAGAAGGCTTTTCTAAACAAGGTTCTATCTTTTTAATAAAAACACCTAATGGTGACGTTAAACAAGTAACGTATGATGATATTGTTCAAGCAGGGCGCTCACAAAATATTTCTCCAGAGTTATCTCTTAAGCGCGCTTTTGACGTAGGACAAGCAAAATACATAGGTTTTATTCCGACTGGGAGCTAATAAAAATGGAAAACGATTTAAGTTTTTTATTTGAGGGTTTACCTACTAAAAACGATAAAAATAATCCAGTTAGTACAGCTTCTTCTGAAGATCTTGAGGCTCTTTTAAGCTATGCTGAAAATCAAAAACTAGAAGAAAACAGAAAAGCTACGTATGCTGATGTTATTAAATCAGGAGGTATACGTGCTGGTGCAGGCCCTATTCAAACAATATCAGCAATAATGGAATCTTCTGGGCTTCTTGAAAAAGGAACTACAAAAGAATTTACATTAAAAGTCCTTGAAGCTGAAAAAATGGGAGATATGGACTTAGCTCAAAGTATTGTTAGAGACACTGTTTCTAATATAGTACCTATTGCTGCAGAGGTTGCTTTAACAAGAGGTGTTCCTTTTAAAGAAGCTCTAGGTAAAACAGCAGTAATAGGAGGAGCGGGTGGTTTTTTCTCTTTTGTTGAAAATCCAGATCAAGCAGCCCCATTAAGTATGGTTAGAATGGGTAACACAGCTTTGGGTTCTTTTTTTGGTCCTCTTTTAATGGCGGGTGGTTTAGCGGCCGGAAAGGTAGTATCTACTTTATCTGGAAGTAGAGGCCCTGTGTCTGTATCAAACGCCGATATTGCACCTAATTTACCTTTGAGGCAAGAAGGTGCAGAAACAATAGAGCAAGCAGCAGAAAAAGGAATTACACTTACCCCTGGAGCAGCAACAAACGACGTTGCTTTACTAAACGATGAAATACAAAGAGGTGTTGCTTTTTCTCCACAAGTTCAACGGTTTTTGTCTGATACTATGCAAACCAACGCTAAAAACATGCAAGAACTTATTGATGACTTAGTTAATACTGTAATACCAGAAGGAAAAGACAACATAACAGCTGTTGTTAACAACCTATATGAACAGGCATCAACAGAAACTTTAAATTCTGCTGTGTTTTCTTCTTTTAGAAATAACGAAACAATCCAAAGCATAATTTCAGGTATTATGAAAAACCCTTCTTCAAAAGCTGCTTATGAAAGTTATCCTGCATCTTCTGTTGGTCGGTTAAATTTTATATTAAAAGAACTTCAAACTAAAATAGATAGTGTTGAGGGCACAGACACAGCAGCTTATCTAATAAATTTAAAAAAACAATTACAAAACACATTAAAAGCAGAAAGCCCTAGTTACGCTAGAGCGGTTGAAACAAGTCAAAGAGATAAAACAGCTAGAGAAGTATTAGACGCTTTGACTAGAACAGGATCTAAAGAAATAATACCAACAACAAACTACGCTGACAATTTTGTTTCTGCTTTTTCTAATCCTAAAGTAAAAGAACAAATGGCTTTCGGTATTAGGTCTATTAGTGATCCAACTCAAAGACAAAACGCTTTAGAAAAAATGGAGTTTATTTTAAAAATTCTTCCTAAGCTATCAGAGCAAGAAAGAGTTATTGAAAAAATAATATCTTCTAATTCTGATATATTAGCACGTAGGGGATCTCCTTTTTCTGCTGCTTTATACACTTTAGAGAATGTTTTAAAAAGTAATAACGATGAAAAGTTTATTCGTTTTATTTTTAATCCTGAAAAGTCAGCTTCTCGATTAAGGGAGCTTTCACCAAAAAGATATACAGGAAGCGAAGAATCCTTAAAACAAATGGGTTTTATACTTAGTGAAATATTAGGTGAAGGTTTTGAAAGTTCTTTTTTAAGTGTTCCATATAGACTTGATGATAAACAAGCGTTTAATTCTTCTTCAGATAAAGTAAAAACAAATGCTTTAATTAGACTGCAAAAATCAGGCAGATTAGAAGAATTTATGGTTAAAAACCCAGAAGCGTATGAAGAACTAAAACGCGCTGAAAGAAAAATCGCTATTGTGTAACAAAAAGGGGCCTTAAGTGGCCCCTAGTTTTATCTATAGCTCGCAGTTGTTACCTGTACAGGCTAACTGTTGGCTACCCTCTGTCATGTCTCGCTCCTCCTCGATGTCCCACGAGAAGTCTGTAGGGAAACCCTCTACAAGACGCTCGTATTCATCCTTAGTAACAGCCTCGTAAGGCGCTTGTTGGTACGTATGGTCACTGTAAGGTAAGAAACTAATACCAGAGATCTTATCAAACTTGTTGTACAACCACTGGCCTACCTCTAGGAACTCGTTATCACGGTAGTAACACGTCATACTTGGCTTATGCTCGCACCAGTAGTCCTGATAGATCTCCCACAGGTTCAACTGTTCCATAGCACCCATCTCAGAAGCCACCACAGCGGTATCAGGAGCCCTTACAGGGAAACTAAATACCTTAGTAGATGCTGACATTACATCGTCTTCTACAGGCACTCCTGCGTCCTCTAGGACTCGACAGAGGGGGTCTCGTGCATCAGCTCGGATACGTCGTATGTAATAACTGCTGAATCTCGGGTGAATGCCCGAAGCAGAATCCACAAGCTGACTGACAGTACCAGAGGGCTTAACAGCAGTAATAGCGACACTAGGATTAATCCCAAGGTCTTTAGCCAAGCTAGCGTTAACCTCAATAGCCACATTTTTCATCTCCGTAAGCCACTGCTTTAGTTTCTCGTTATCACCTTTGTCACCTACAGCATCACGTCCTGATAACACAGGGTGGTCCATGATACCTGTTAGAGAGACACCTAGTAGTGCTTCTTCCTCTGTGTTTTTCTTCCAGATGCTCCGTAAGTAACGGAAGTCTGTTAGTGTTGCCTGTAACGTCCCAAGGATAGTCGCAACTCGTACTTTCCGTTTAAGGTCTTTAAGCGAATCTGTTGACCTGACAACAACTTCCGACAGATTGCAAAACTGGTAGGGCCTAAGGATGATTTCGCTACATGGGTTAGTTCCAAAAGCAAACTCGTGATCTCGTCGGCCATTCTTGGCAGCTTGTTTTTGGCTAGCCACTCGGGAGAACATTCCTCGCTCTCCTGACTTTGATTCGTACAAGGACTTCCACTCTTCGAGGAAGGCTTCAAAGTCTGGTTTCTCTGTGTAACAGGCACTGTTATTAGCTAAACCTCGCTGTGGGTTTTCAATGTACCATTCACCGTGTTTACAACGTTGGATACGTCTGTCACTTAGGTTACTCAGGCTGATAAGGGCGCTACGTCGGACTCCTCCAACGACGACGATTTGAGCAATCTTACAGCAAAGATCGTGGCACTCAAGGGACGTAAGTTTTCGTCCAGAAGCTCCTCGAAAGAGCTCCACTGTGAACTTGAATAAGTCGAGCAAAGGCTCTGGACCACTTGCTCTACCTCCAAAAGTTTTGAGCGGGGAGCCTGAAGGTCGTACTCGGCTAACGTCCCATCGGGGAACTTGACCTGAATACAACAGTGAAACCAACTCCCTAAACGATTTCGCCCATCCGATCTTCGAATCCGAAACATTGATAACTGTGTCTGTGTCATGGAATTCCTCTGCTACATCAGGTAGTTTGTTAATGTACTGACGTTCTACACTAAAGCCTACACCTGTACCACACATTAAGACGTACATCATCTCATCGAATGCTTTTGGGTGGTCAATAGGTAAGTAGCTACAGTTAAACCCTGCTACGTTATCTCGGTCTAAGGCCTCCCCTGCGGTCATCATAGCTCGCATAGAAGGCATAACTTGCATGCCAACTATAGCACTCCGTACTTCTTTCTTTGTTTCTTCGTCGAGTGAACCACGAGCAAACATAAAATCACAGTAACGATCTACTGTTTCTTCCCACGTCTCCCGACGTTTAAACTCTGGTAGGTACCGAGCGTACCGTGATTTGTGTACGTAACTTTGGTAAGCGTCCATTATCTATCCTTTAGTTTGTCCATTATCTTCTTACGGTCAGTGTCGTTCATGTAGGCCCACTGGGTTATTTCTTGTTTAGTCCTTTTACATGTTACACACTTACCGTCTAAACCTAGTTTACACTTTTGTTGGCAAGGGCTCTCCATGTTTACTCACCTAGTAGTACGTACTGTTTAGCTACGTCCATTAACAGGTTAAGATTTGCTACTTCTAAATTAGTTAAAAACATCATAGTATCGTTGTTAGCTACTATAAACACTGCCTGAGAAAACTCATCATCTTCTAGTAGTTTAGGTATGTGTTCTGACACTAATTCCTTTACTTGCTCTTCTGGTGTCTTCTTTTTGTTGAATTCAGGCGATACTACTTTCATCTACTAAGTCTCCCTCTTTTACAAAAATGTTTCTCTCTCTATAGGTTTTCTTTGATTAGACGTTCTAAGTACCACCTGGCTTTCCTCAAGTCCTCTACTGGTTTACCTTTGTACTCGTATCGCCACAAGTACTTCAGACAGTTACCCTTTAGGTACCCTAAGAACTGATCGGGTTCCATAGACTCCTTGATAGCATCAATACACTCTATAGTTCCTGTGTTGTAGTGGTGAGGTCTGTTAACAACGTCTGTATCATCTTGTGGTTTACTACCAAAGTAGCCTTTACCAGCTACAAGATCCCACTCCTGTGGTGTTGCTGTGTCAATAGTTTGCATCTTCTTCTTCCTCTTCAAACTCCTCGTAAAAACTCTCTAGGTTTCTTATTAACCTATCCTCAAAACGGTTCAGTATATCTTCTGTTGTTATCTCAAATACCTCTAGTAAATCATCAGGGTCGTACGTCTTTGTTAATCGTTCTTTCATTTCTTCAAGGGTGAGAGACATATTCTATTAACTCCTGTAGTGTCTCTATAGTATACCATTTTATGTTGTGTTTGTCACACCACTGGCTCATCGTTAGCTTAGTTTGTTTGTTCACTCTCTGGTCAGGCTTCATAAGAACAAACACCAGTTCCTCTAACCAACCAAGTGAGTTCTTGATAGCTACGTACTTTTGGGTGTCTCCTGCTCTGAAGTAGCCTTTGCATTCAACGTACGTCGTTTGGGTTTCTCGGTTGAACACAAAGTCTGGGGTGTACTTTCTCGGGACCGAGTAAGGTATCGAGTTAGGTTCGTACTCAAAACCACATGGTTGTAACTTTTGCGAGACATCAAACTCAAACTCCGATCTAAAGCCTACTGGAACTTTCTTTTTACTTTTCTTTTTCAAGTGACCTCCTGTAGTGGTATCTCTGGTACGTTAGGTTCCTTAACAACCTCTGTTAGAAACACAGGGCCTTTGGAGTAACTAAAGGCTCTCAGGTTAGGCCAGCAGATCGTCTTAAACGGACAGTAAGAACACTCTACGTGCAACTTACGGTTACCACTCTTTCCGTCTGGAACGTCCTCGTGGCACTTCTCAGGGGGCTTCTCAGAGGCTACCACAGACTTTATGTGGTCTATACGTTCACCTGCGTCGTACTGAAGAACGTCCTTGTAGAAGTTGTTGGTGTCCTTCTCGTCGTACTTCAGGTAAGTAATGTGACCGTTAGACTTATCAATGGCTAACCAACCGTACTCAGAGACACCCTCAGCGTGAGCGTAACCTTTGATCTGGCCTATGTAACCAAAGGGATCGTCGTAGGCTAACGAACCATCTCTGAACTTCTTGAACCCAAAACTAGAGGTGCTCTTAACGTCCGTTAGTACACCGTCTATTTTACAGTCCATAGACCCAGAGACACCGTTAACTTCTACACGTTTCTGTTCATCGGTTACTTGGTGTCCAGCAGCCTTAGTTAAAAACAACAAAAGTTCTTCAACAACGTGTCCGTACATAAACTTTATGTAGGTGTGTGGTTGTAGTTCTTCTTTAACATCGTTGTTGTTAACTACGTTCCAAAGGTAACGATCCTTACGCCCTATGTTGGACATACGTAACGTTCGTTTATCCTCAGACTTATCACGGCTAAACTCTTTACGCATTAGGTCTTTAATGTTCTCACCAAAGGCTTCTATAGCAGCCTCTAGGTCAACACCTTTAGGTGCCTCTTTAGTTGAGACTAGGTTGTATATGTCTTCAACTAAACTCTCTGTTGTTTTACTCATTGTGTTCTATCCATCTGCACTTTCGTGTCTTTGCGTTAAACTCTATTAGTTGAACCCTAAGTTTCTTTTGCTCTTCTGTACGTTTGTGACCCCAGTTTAGATCAGACCCTTTAGATTTAACGTCTATGAACACAGGAACACCGTTTTTAACTGCTATAAGATCTATGGAGCCTGTACACCCAGCGTTCTTAAACACTTCGTAACCCTCGTCCCACAACCAAGTTACCACGTAGTGTTCAGCTATGTCACCTAGTCTGTTACTGTCAGTTATTGGTTTTGGCATTAGTGTGTCTCCGACCAGTTGTTTCCAATTTTGTATTCTCCGTCGATGGGGCAACGGAGTCCGAAGTGTTGTCCTGCTTGTTTAAGGCATGACACTGCGAGCTCCCCGAAAGCCTCTGCCTGTTCTGTAGCAACCTCTGTCTGTACCTCGTCATGGATGTTACCTAAGAATTTAAAGTCAAAGTTTCGGCTCTTAGCCTGCTCATCGAGCAACACTAGAGCCTTCTTCATAACAATAGCGCCTGCTGATTGTAACAACGTGTTTAGTGCACTGTGTTCTGATCTAACCCACAGCTTTCTTCCGTCGAGTCCAACAAGGTAACCTTTTCCAAGCGCCCTCCCAACACTGTCTCGTAGAGCGCTAAGAGCTGGTGTATTTCCGAGAAAACGCTGCTTAAGTGCATAGCCGTCTTTACTACTTCCATTGATAATGCTTCCAATTTTGGCATCTCCTGCTCCGTACAGGAAAGCGTATATGAAAGTTTTTGCCTGAGATCGTTCCTTAAGTCCAGCAGCTCTTTGGTTTGTGGTGTGAATGTCTCCGTTAAGGATTTCATTGGTGTATTCCTCGTCTTTCATGTAGTGGGCTAACATACGTAACTCTAGTCCTGAAGCATCAAAACCAACTAGCTTCTTTCCCTTTGGTACAATCCAACACTTGCGACTCTCAACGCCGTAGATGCCTCTAGCGGTGATCTGAGCCATGTTAGGACTCTGGTGTGTCATACGTCCCGTAACGGCACCACAAGGGTTTACACGCCCGTGTACACGGTCTGTCTTAGGGTCAGCATGTTCTAACCAAGAACTAACCATTGCTGATCGCTTCTGTAGCGTTAAGTACTCTAAAACTAGAGAAGCCTCAGGTACGTTTGTTTGTTTAGCCAGTGTTGTTTCATCAACTTTTGGCTTACCTGTTTCAGTTAGTTCTTTCCAAACAGCACCTTTGTCTTTTAGTCTCTCACCAACCTGTTGTCTGGAACCTGGGTTAAACACAGTCACTTTGTCTTTTAAACGTTTTCCTGTCTTATCAGACCAACGTTCTTCAACAATAGGTGGGAACACTTTTTGTAGTTCGTTTTCTATCTCCTTTTGTCTCTGGATCATCTCGGCTGTTATCTCAGTGGCGTACCGATAGTCTAACAACCAACCGTTACGTTCTTGTTCTGCTATAACCCAAGCAACTTGGTGCTCTAGGTCAATAGATAACTCAGAAAAACCCTTTAGTTCCTCCTGTAGTTCATTGTGGACAGCCTCGGTTACTTCTACGTCTCTTATGCAGTACTCAATCATCTCAGGACTTAAGCAACTCCAGTCTTCGTGGTCACCCTTAGGAAAACCTAAGGTGTTTCCCCAGTTCCTGAGGGAGTGTCCACCAGACCTACTAGGATCAGCCAAGCGACTAAGAACCAAGGTATCCATGACTTGTGAACGATCAAAGTCAATACCCCATAACCTATGTAGTACAGGAACGTCAAAAGATATACCGTTGTGGAAAACCCAAGTTGTATTAGGTAGCGCAGCCTTGTACGCAATGAAATCGTTTGCATTACAAATTACCGTTGATACGCTCTTGAACTTACAAACAGCACACCAAATAACGCTAGGTTTTAACCCGTCAGTTTCTAAGTCACAGTAAACGTAGTTACTCAAAATTCCACCTCTTTGTCATCAAAGGAAGGTGCTGGAACCTCTGTCATACGTCCAGTGTCTATGTCGTAACGTAACCAACAAGCAGGACCTGTCTGTCCTGTATATCGGTTCTTGAGTATACGAACACAAGTTGTGTTACGAACTAGAGGGTCTTCGTGTTGCTGATTACGTTCCATACCTATAACAATGTCAGACAGTTGTGCAATGGTCTGACTCCCTCGTAGATCCTGTAGGCTAATCGAGCCTCCGTCCTCGTGAGCCTTACCTGTTACACGCTTCAAATGACTAACTAAAAACAAACCTATTCCAGTCTCAGCTACTAACGTACGTAGCTTAGTCATTATCTCATCAATGGCTTTGCGCTCATCTGAGTTATCCTGACCTGATACAACTATGGAGAGATGGTCAAGTATAACATATTTGCAGTCGAGTGCTTTCGCCATGTACCGCACTCGTGAAAGTAAGTTGTCCGTTGAAGTTGACCCCCAGTGGTCAAATAGATAGTACCTTCCTTTTCCCAGAGTTTCTTCCCAGTATGGTCTAAGGTCATCAACAGGTGTGTCTTCTTCCAAGTGTAACGGTCTATTTGCAACCACCGACATGATTCCCAGAGTGGTACGGGGTACGTCTTCTTCAAGTGCAAGTACACCGATGTTGGCGTCTGTGCGTTGGAGTAAGTCGTATTCGAGTTCTCTGATGAACTGGCTTTTTCCCATACCAGATCCACTGGTGACAGTAACGAGTTCATACGGCCTATGACCTTTCGTGATGGTGTTAAGTCCCTCCCAAGGGTAAGGTGTTGACTTGACTTTTCTCTTGGTGACCAAAGCATCCCAAGTATCCTCCCCTGCTACAATACCATCTGGTCTGTAAACCTTAGAGTCCCACCATGCTTTAGTAAAGTTAACCACTTCGTTAGCCATTAACATTTCACTAGCATCTTTCATTGGTAGTTTGCAGATGCGTAGTTTATTAGGGCTAAAGATGTCTTTAACTTGTTCTACTGCTAGGTTACCTGCCTTGTCGTTATCAAAACACAGTACAACGTTATCGTAACCCTCTAGGAACTCTAGGTTAGCTTTTATTTCCTTCTCAGCGGAACTAGCGCCTGCCTTCAGACTAACAACGTCAAACTTCTTTCCGAACATCTCAAAACAGCTTAGGGCGTCTAGTTCTCCCTCTGTTATCGTTATGAACTTACCTTTACCACTACACTTGTTCTGACCAAACAAACCACCAGAACTTAAGTCACCAGTAGCGTAAAAGTTTTTGTTGCTTACTTGGCGTACCTTTGAAGCAATTAGTTCTCCTGTCTCTGGGTGGTAGTAAGGGTAGAAGTGCTTCTCTATCTTACCCTTTAAACCAAACTCAACAGTAACACCAAAGTGGCTACAGGTTTCCTTTGAAATCCTCCGAGTATCCAACGGGGCTACAGCAGGACCAACCTTAATAGCACCTGATGAAGAAACAGAGGGGCTGCTAATGCAGTCCCCTTGGTCCCCTTCTGTGTGTACGTGGTTGGTACAAGTAGGCGTAAAGCAGTGCCTAGAGCCGTTCTCGAAAGTTACAAAGTTATCCTTAGAGCCACACAGCGGACAATTGTCCCTAGATATGACTTTAGAGGGCATACCTTAAAACCCCGCTGCGTCTTCAGGCATCACGTTCTCAGCTACTTCTAAGACCTTAATAGCGTCTAGGTAAGTAGCAACCCCGTGTACAGGGTGGTTGTTACCTAGCTTGTACTTTAGACGTACTCGTGAGTTATAAGGTACCTCACCAGCCCAAGGTGATCCTTCACCATCAAACGCCTTAATGTCAAAACGAGACTTAAACTTCCGCTGTTTAGCGCCGTTGTAGTCCTTGATTTTAACACCCTTGGCTTCTAGTTGTGCCGCATCATCTTCTGATAACGTGACAGTCATACTGTAGGCACCAGTGTCCTGACCGTTGAACGTATCGTGCTGAGTGATGTTGCTAAAGTTTACTACACCTTCCACTACTTCAAACATAGGTTCGCTTCCCTTTTTGGTTGATTCAGATGTCTTTTTGACACCCTTAACATTAGTATACTCTGTTTTTACTTTTTTGTCAAAAGTTAAGTCTTCTAAGTCATCAAACATAGTAATATTTCACTCTTTTAGTTTGTTTTTAATGTAAGTAGACACCTCCTGTAGTTTATCTGCTATTGCGTTTAAAGATTCGTGATGATTTGGGTGTATAACGCCCCTAAATGAACAAATATCTATCTCCTTGTTAACAATATCTAGTAGAGACTCTTCTTTAGTTAAAGAAGGCTCTTCTTCTTCACCTAAAAAAAAGTAAGACACCAAACCCCCTTGTTCATCGAAGTAAGTGTCTAACTCAATGTCTACTGTTAATTTACTTTTCATGCCATCTTCTCCGCTAGTTTTTTCCATTTAACGTAACGCCTATAACTTTTACAAGCTAACCTAAAGTAAGTAGCTTTCAAGTTAACGTCCTGTATTTCATTGGCGTACCGTGTGTACTTACGTGCCCAGATAAGGTCATCCGCAGCAAAGCCCCTACGCACTTGCTTGTGTGTTTTAATAGTCATCGTTCAGAGTCCCACATTTTTTCCATATCTTCTGGATCAAGAATGTAACCAATAGCATTCATAAAACAAACCCACTTCATAAACATTTCTTTGGCGTCCCTTTCGCAAGAGTCAAACTCAAACGTAACAACATCTGTTTCATTATCGTATGTCCATATAACCTTTTGTTTAAAATCTATATTTGTCATTGTCCACCCTTTCCTACAAGGTCTCTTTTATAGACTGCTGTAATGTTTGCACCCATATGTGGGCACACTAGGATAAACTCTGGCAATCCGTGTTCATCACTGTTACCTCCTTCGCCACAGATAAAAAACGAACCGCTTTTGTCTTCCTGAGTATGAAACCAAATCTTTTTCAGCTTGGTAAACAGTTCGTATGCTTCATCCGTAATTTTTTTCATCTCTCAACTCCTTCAGAATCTCTCTTGCCATTCGCACATAGTCATCCCGTTGAAGGCGGACTTTCTCGTGACTTAGTTCGAAGTAGTCGGTAGCAATGTATCTCACAAACTTGTACAACTTAGTATAGCAGGCTTCACAATATCTTTCAACATCATTATGGTCAAAACCATATGACAGAATCACGCCACATTGATTACAAACACAAGCACCGTTGCCGTTATTGAATTCTACTTCTGCGTTATCCATCACTCACCCTCCAGACCGAAATGCTCTTTAATTATTTTAGACGGGTGCGGCCAATTTCCGTCGTCAATATATGGTCTTGATGCAATCAGATCGGCGCATTCCTGCACAATCAACTTGACAAAAAGTGCCACATCAAAAAGGTCTAATGAATGGTATAATTCAGAATCCCCATACCCCGCTTCCTCTACCAATTCTCTAATTAGTTCATTCATAACTCACTCTCCCGTAATCCTGCTAGCTGCTTCTCTAGAGCCTCCACTTTATCTTCTAGCTCTAGAATGTGCCTGTACGCCGCCAGAGCAACCTCGTCTTCAAGTAGTGGACAAGACCCTGCTAAGTTGTCTTTGGCTTTTTCTGCTTGCACTCTTAGTTCTTCACGCTGGTAATCATGTAGCATCACTCACCCTCCGTTCTTTTCTTTTAGTTTGGCCTCAACTGCCTTGTAAAATGACCTGTAATGAAACGGGAAGCTAAACGCTTCTTCGACTTCATCATCTGTCAGGCCAATCCATTCACCCTCATGCACTGTTCCAAAACTTACGTTACCAAAATCGTCTGTCTGCAAGCGCACGTTCACCTTATCGTCAGCGACAACAACTTTAGGGTATGTCATCCCTGCAATGAACGCATCGCTCACGGCGCGCTTATGTTCAAGATTATCAATGCGCTTTTGCTGGTAGTCCCACGCTTCTTCTGCAACCTCAAAGGCATCGTCCCACTTTGAATGTCCTTCGTTTACAAACCATTCTTCAAATGTCATCACTCACTCTCCTTTAGTCATTGATCAATCTATAGCACATAAAGCCGCCAAATGGCCTGTTTATAAGACACTTGCTCATCACTCACTCTCCAATGTATTCATGGCTAAAACAGACCCGATTAACATGTCTCATCTTGTGCCCATCTTCTTTTGTTTTACGATCAGCCTTGTAATCATTACGTGATTTTTTGTTCTTAGAGGTTGGCCTCCATTTATGACTGTTTTCTCGATACATTCCAAAATTAGGGTTGGCTGATTTGCTAAAATATCGACAACCTTGTTTTATGAATATCTCGCCAACAGCATCACTAATTCTAGCGCCTATCCCCATACCTTGAAATTCCGGAAGAACCACCGTTCTATGTCCTCTCCAAGCGTTTTTCACTGTGCCGCTTGGGTAAGCTATAGCAGCGGCAAAACCAACTAATTGATTGTTCCAAATAGCGATCCAGCATCGTGCACTTCTATTGAGGTCTCCCGTGAGATAGTGATGCTTGCTGAAAAATGTCCATGCTTCGGGTTTGGAAGGATATAGCTCAACCCTAATCTCAGGTCGCCTAAGTGACCCCCTGTCGGCAAACCTTCCTGTGCCGAAATCAAAAATCCAATCTGGTTCTAACCATTCGGCAACATCGTAGTGACAAGTTGCTAATACTAGGTTATTTACTTTGCTCCTTTTAACCCACTTAGATAGGGCAACGGAACATGATTTAGCAACATTCCTATCAACAACACTTGTAAACTCATCTACTACAGCCCCTT